GGATAATGAAGATTTGTTGTATCTATTGGAATCTATTGTTGATAGTCCAACAGATGCGGCAGACTTCATTAAAGAAGAAGTTGAAGAGATTGCCAAGAAAACCTATGAATGGCGGGATATGGATGCTGCTATGGATAGAGCAGAACATTTAGCATATCTAATTTTTAAAGATGGAGATGATTAAATATGGGATATAGAAGTGATGTAGTAATAGTAACAAAAATTGAGAATAAAGAACTTGTAAAACTTTTGCAAGAAGATGAAGAAGCAGCCGAAGAACAGTATTTCTTTAGTATGAAGGATTATAACGGTAAACATATGGAATGTTTCTTTACAAGATATGAATATGTTAAATGGTATGAATCCTATCCTCAAGTTGATAAAATTGAGGCGGCTATGCGTAAAATAGAAGATGACGAATCTTTTGGATTTATGAGAGTAGGCGAAGATTATAATGATGTTGAAGTTATAGGATTGCCTTATGACTTTAATATACAACTATCAAGAACAATTGATATAAATTATGGAGATGATTATTATATCCATAATCCTAAACAAACTAAATTGGATGTGTGAATATGGCGGAAACTATCGTAGCAAAGAGAGAATTAGGTAATGGTCGTTGGGATAGAGCATTAAAAAGAAATATGACTGAATTATCAGTAGCCGATAATTACGAAGATGCAAAACATGAATGGATTGCAACGGGAGAAGTTTGGTGGAGTGGTAATGAAGAAATGCCCGATTGGGTTCGTAATTCACAAATGGGATATGGTAAATGTCTTTGTGGACATATTGTAGTGTATCACTTTCAAATTACTAATACTGAAAATGGTATTGTTGAATGTGTTGGTTCAGACCATATCAATACTTATCTAATTATGCGAGCAATTGCAGAAGATGAAGATAGACCAATTGAAACTATTACTGATGCACAGATTCAAGAATGGATTGATGTAAGAGTAAAATCTATGAAAGCAGAAGCATGGTGGAAAGCAAATGGTGAAGCATTTGAAATGATGTTTAATGCAATTAAAGAGATTGATTTGAGATATAATGTTCATATCACAGGTCAGTATTACGACCAACAAACTCAGATTTATGAGAATACAACTAAATTAAGAAAGCGTGGTGAAGGTCGTTATGCTTCAAATAGATACAAAATGGCTTCAATTGTTTGGAGATGGAATCATCCCGATAATCCAAAGGCTCAAATCAATACAACAGGTTTTCCTAATGATAATCTAATGAAGGATTTATCTTTATTGTTCTTAAATAAAGACAAACTTATTGCTAAGATGGAAAAGGAAAAGGCTTGGAAAGAAAACAGAATCCGTGAATTAGCGGAAAAGAGAGAGCAAGAAAGAATTAGAAAGGAAGAAAGAAGAGCGAGAGAAAGGGCAGAAGAAGCCGAAAGACTCCGTATTTACAATCTTCCTGAGAATGTCGAAAAGCGTAGGCTTATGGCAGAACAAAGAGAAAGGGAAAGAATTGAAAGAGAAGCAGAAGCAAAGCGTCTCTTTGAAGAAAGGCAAGAAAGAAGAAGACAAGCAGAAATAGCCAAACAGGTTCAGAATGAAGAAGTATTGCGAGACAATAACGATAAGTTTGAGAATCTATGTGGTTATTATGGCATTCCTATCTTTGATGAATCATTTGCTAAGAATGATTGGGAAAGAAACTTTTTGGCTGATGTTAAGAAACAATTGCTTAATGATAAGCCAATGTCAACTAATCAACTGCAAACCATTAGAAGAATAATGGATGTTGATTTAGCGACTCCTAAACAAATAAAGTATCTTGAGAGTTTAGGATATGAAGGAAACGCTGATTGTCTTACTAAGAGGCAAGCAAGTGAAGAAATTCAAAAGTTATTGAATGAATGATATTCTTTGGGGGTTTTAGGGTTGATTATTTCCTTTCATTGGCCCCTTTAGAAACCGCAGGTTTAACCGTAAAAATTACTTAGCCGGTTGTCGCTATAACCATGTTGTTGATTGCTAAGGTAGTTTTCCTGCACTTGAGGTTTATACAAATAAAAAGAACAAAAAACTCCGGCACTTTGCGTAGTTCACGGCGTAGTGTTTTGTATAAGGGATTTTGATACATGTATTCCTGTTCTTCCTCACACTTTACGGTGATAATATGATTAATTGGATTAAAAAGTTCTTTGTAACTGAAAAGAAAGAACCGAAACCCAAATGTTTTATTTGTGGTCTTGGTGCAAAATATCATATGTTAATCGAATTTCAAACAATGGAGTTAGAAGAGTTAGATAATAAAATATTAATAAAAATATGTAGTGGTTGTTATGACAATGTTAATGAAAGATATAATCCCAAAGACGAACCACCGGTTATACAAGCCGGAGTATTTGAGGCGCAGTTGGGATATGGAAGAAAAAAGAAAAAGAAGTTTTAAGGCTCTAAGAAAGGCTGGTATTCCTTATCATAAAGCATACCAAATATCATTAAAGGAGATGATGAAATGAATGAAGATATAGATAAATTAAAAAAGAATGTAATAGTAATAGAACAATCAATGGCTATCCTAAAACAATCCATAATTGGGTTATGTTCGATAGCGTTAGCACATATGGACAATGGTGATTTTGATAAAGCAAGAGAAACTATTCTTGGAACTATAATTAGTATTGAAGGAGGCGGAGAACAATGAATATATTTGCACTAAGTAAATGTCCTAGAGAATCAGCAGAACAAATGTTAGATAAACATATTGTCAAAATGCCAACAGAAACTTGTCAAATGTTGCATACTAATATTCTTTACATGCAATATGTTCAAGAACACGGTAAAGAACCTCAATTAAAAGATTTAAAGGCTTTTCATCAAGAGATTGGGTCAAAATTAATGAAGCCTGCTATGCTAAATCACCCCTCAACCATTTGGGCGAGGCAGACTTACGCTAATTGGAATTGGCTTTATGAACATGGTTTGGCTCTTTGCGATGAATACACTTATCGCTATGAAAAAAAGCATGGAACACATCAAAGAATCCTTGATTGTATTCCCTACTTTGATGTAATATTTAAACATCCATTTCCAGAAAATAGATTACAACCTGTAACTATTGCTATGGATGACAAATATAGACTTGAAAGAAATTTTGAAATGACTTTTGCTGACCAAAAATGGTATGATGATAGAGAATGGGACTTTGTGATAAAATCTTATCGTCATTATTATCTTGAAGGTAAGTGGCGTTTTGCTGAATGGCGTAAAGACCGCAGACCGGATTGGTTTCCAGCAAATCATTTTGCTAAGAAATATAATATTGGTGTTAGAAAATATAATGAGAGAAACCCTAAGTTTCCAAGATTAGAATTAAGTGAGGAATTAGAATGAGTTTAGATACAATTAATTGGGAAGAACAAGCGCAACAATTTTTAGAAGAACATGGAAATGACGATACTCATATCCATGAATGGGTTGATAGTTTAGTTCCTATTTATTATTATGATATAATGGTTGAAGCGAATAGAGCGCAAGTTTACCATGAAAAAATAAAAGAACATGAAGTAGGAACAGAATTATGGAAAATACTACAACAGCATATTTATCATTCTTATCATGAGAAATTTATGCAAGCATTCTTTGACGCATTGGAGGATTTTGATGAAAGTTAGAATCCAAGAAAGGTGTATGGCTTGTAATAAAGTAATTAGTAAGAAAAGATATTATTGTTATTCTTGTTTTAATGATTTAGAAGAAAAGGCAGGTGAAGTAAATGAGTGAAGAATTAAAGTTTCCAACATTAGCAATACAGTTGAAGAATGAAACGGGTATTCCATATGATATGCCCGAAGATTGGTTAGAAACCGTTTTGACGATTTCCAATCTGATTTATCAAAAATACCAAGTTGGTATTGATGTTGTTTATGGGTCAGCATCAAGAGAAGGATTTATTATTTTAGAAAAGGAGTGTCATAAGAAATGAGTAAACATATAGATGATTTTGATGAGATTATAAAGTCTGTTGGAAAAGGAGATTCAGATAATCCTGATGTTATAGACCGTAAATTGCTTAACGCTGACGCTTTATTTCAAAAGGTTTCTCTAGAGTTTAGAGAAAACCCAACTTTTGCAAATAAAGTTAAATTGGATATGGCTATTGCTGCTATAATGTTTTGGACTAAGCAAAGCAAAAAGATATTTTCTTTAACGGAGGAATTTTAATGAATGAATGTGAAAAATGTAATGGAATAGGTTGGTATGAGGTTCCTAATTACCGACTTGAATGTATTGAAAGAGTGGAATGTATTGATTGTCTTTTAGAAAGTCAATATCAAGACCATCTTAAACTCGAATTATCTCAACTGTTATGCAACGCAAGTCCACAGAAACTTGCACAGATTGTAGCAGAATTAGTAGTTAATTCGGTAAACAGGAACAAGAATGACGACCTTGAGCGCATTGAGGGTATCATTCACACTAAGAATCTAATGAATGCTTTAGCGTTAGGAGATGCTTATTCCCGCTAGGAAAAAAGGAAGTGAAATAATGAATACAAATGTTGAATTTAGAATAATAGATACGGCAGAAATGCCACCGATTGTAATAAGCCAAAACGAGAACGGAGAACCAAAGGTAGTAGTTAATACTTATCATAAACTATGGATTAGTTTACATAGAAGAACAATTGCAGGTATTATCGAAGCACTACAAGAAAAAATGGATATGCTCTTAACAAGTTTCTTACAAGAGCAATACAAGTTTGAACAAATGGATAGAATGGAGGATTAAAAATGACAATAGTAAAACAATGTAAAAGATGCGATAATAGTTTTGTTACAAGAAGTAATACAACTGCAAGATGGGAAACACTGTGTAGCATTTGTTATAATGAAAAAAGAAAAGCGAGTCTTATTTCCAATGCAGAAGATAAAACTGCAAGAAGTATATCTGCTATTGAAGATAGAATGCTTGCACTTGAAGAAACAATAAATAGTCATATTCCTGCCCTTGTTGGTGCAGAAGTCAACAATCATCTTGAGAATATTATTGGGCAAGATATTATTGATAACTTATTGAAAAGGGCTATGGAATCAATTTCAAAGTCAATGCAAAGTTTTGTTGACAGACAAATCGAATTTGAGAATAAGATTCAGAGACAGTTAACTACTTTGAATAATAAAATAATTTCATTAATGAAAGATAAAGGTGAGTAAGATGATAGGCGAAATAATATTTAGAACAATGTGGATATTAATGTGGATTACACTAATATGCACAGGTTTGGGATTAGTCATGCTACTAAAGGAGGGCGACTATGAGAGGATATGAACTCCTTTATATACTTTGGAAGAGTGGAGATAGTAAGAGAGAGTGATTTATAATGATTAAGATTAGAATACAGAATGAAACAGGACACACTGAATTGGTATTGGCTAATTCAGAAGTAATAGAGCAAATAGATAGACACCCAACCCATTGGATTTTTATTGACAATGAAATGGTTAGCCGTGAATCGGTTAATTCAATTAATTGGGATGAAGTAACTCAAGTGGATTTAACACCCGCTATTGTTGGAGGAAGTCTCTAAGTTAAGTAATTGACTTACTCTTCCACAACTACGGGGGTAGTATTAGGTTTAATCCGCCTAATACTATCCCCTTTTTTGGGTGATGTTGCCCGATTTACTCAACTTTATTGATGAAAATGGATTAAAAATTATGCTAGATTTAAAAGGCTGGAAATTATCAGAAGCCATAACAATTAAAGACCTAGCAATCGTAAAGCCCGACTTTTATCCGCCTACGCATATCCTTGCGGTAGGCAAGAAGGGATATATTTATGCGGATGGTTCGACCCGTATAGAATACGCAGGGCAAGTATTTTCTTCGACCACAGATTTGTTAGAATCTTGTGGTGAAGATGCTATACTTGACTTTAAGAATTGGGTATTTCTTGAAGAAAAAGAATGGGTAGTAACCGATGGAAAGAATTGGTTATCATCTTTTTCTAACCTTGCTGAATTACCTAAGAGAACAAAATACAGGTGTTAATTATGTCAAAACAAAGTCCTAATAAAAAGATATTATCAGATATTACAGTTCATATGAAGTATGCTAAGTTTAAGCCCGAAATGCAAAGAAGAGAAACTTGGGATGAAATATGTGAAAGAAATATGAATATGCACATTAAGCATTATCCTCAATTAGAAGAAGACATTAGAAATGTTTATGAGTATTTCGTAAAGCCTAAACTTGTATTGCCATCTATGCGTTCAATGCAGTTTGGTGGAAAGCCTATTGAAATATCTCCTAATAGAGTATATAATTGTGCATATATGCCGATTGATTCTTATTTAGCATTTAGTGAGGCTATGTTTTTATTACTTGGTGGAACAGGAGTAGGTTATTCTGTTCAAAGACACCATATAGATTTATTGTCTGAAGTCCAAAAACCAAATCCACAAAGACAACGAAGGTATTTAATTGCTGATTCTATCGAAGGATGGGCTGATGCAGTTAAAGTATTAATGGAATGTTATATGGGAATCAGAACATCAACTCCTGTATTTGATTATTCAGATATTAGAGAAAAAGGTGCTTTATTAATTACTTCTGGAGGAAAAGCACCGGGTTCTCAACCATTAAGAGAATGTCTTGTTAAAATAGAAGGTATCTTACAAAACATTCCTAATGGAACTAAATTAAGTCCTATTCAAGCACATGATATTATGTGCCATATTGCAGATGCAGTTTTAAGTGGCGGTATTCGGAGAGCCGCTATGATTAGTTTATTCTCCGCAGATGATAATGAAATGATTTCATGTAAATCTGGTAATTGGTGGGAAAATAATCCACAAAGAGGTCGTGCAAATAACTCCGCAGTATTACTGAGACATAGAGTAACTAAAGATTTCTTTATGGATTTATGGAAAAGAATTGAATTAAGTGGTAGTGGAGAACCCGGAATTTATTTTAATAATGATAAAGATTGGGGAACAAATCCTTGTTGTGAAATTGCTTTGCGACCATATCAGTTTTGTAATTTAACAGAAGTAAATGCTTCTAATGTAAAAGACCAAGCAGATTTAGAACAGAGAGTTAGTGCTGCTTCATTCTTAGGAACATTACAAGCAGGTTATACTGATTTCCATTATTTAAGAGAAGTATGGAGAAAGAACTCTGAAAAAGATGCACTATTAGGAGTGTCAATGACAGGAATTGCTTCTAATATTGTTGAACATTTAGATTTAGAAATGGCTGCCTTTGAAGTAAAGAAAGAAAACGAAAGAGTTTCTAAGATAATTGGAATAAATCCTGCATCAAGAACAACCTGTGTTAAACCTGCCGGAACTACTTCTTTAGTATTAGGAACTTCAAGTGGTATTCACGCATGGCATAATGATTATTATATTCGCAGATTAAGAGTAGGAAAGGATGAAGCGATTTATTCTTATCTATTAAACAACCATCCTGAATTAGTTGAAGATGAGTTCTTTAATCCAACAAAACAAGCAGTAATTAGTGTGCCGCAAAAAGCACCACAAGATGCTATTACTAGACATGAATCAGTATTTGATTTATTAGAAAGAGTAAAGAATTTTAGTATTAGATGGGTTCGTGCTGGACACGCTGATGGATTAAATACACATAATGTTTCAGCGACTATTTCTATTAAAGAAGATGAATGGGATATTGTTGCGGATTGGATGTGGTTAAATCGACATTATTATAATGGATTGTCTGTATTGCCTTATGATGGCGGAACATATACTCAAGCCCCATTTGAAGATTGTGATAAACAAACTTATGAGCAGTTAACACAAACTCTTCAAAATATTGATTTAACACAAGTAACAGAAACTCAGGATAATACTGATTTGTCCGGTGAAATTGCTTGTGCTGGCGGATTATGCGAAATATAAGGAAGTGAAAAAAATGAAACTCTTCAAATCATATGGAGAGTATTTATCAACTATAATAACAATAATAAGAGACTTTGATGAAAGGTGCTTAAATAAAATAAGATTAGCAATAAATGTCTGTGATTCCATGTGGGATGACAGAGAAAAAATACATAGATTAAATACTACTATAATGGAATGTTTATGGGAAATACCGGAAGCCGTTGAAACAGGCTTTCCTCAATACATAAAAAAGAAATATGCTGAAACAAGGGATATTTTAGATTACCATGATGCTAATTGCGGAATAACATTTGAGCAAAAAGATTGTCAAATATGTAAAGATAGAATAAAAATAATAAATAAAGTATGTGGTGACTATGAAAGAAAACGACCCGAAATATACGCTAAATAAAAGAACAAATAAGCGTATTGCTACTCGATGCCGAGTATGCGGAGGACAATTGTTATCAGCCTCCGATATTAAGAATGAAATTCACGAAGAATGTAATAATGATAATAAAAATGTATATATGATGTGATAATATGGAATTAAGAATTAGTAAACCTTCTGATGGTGGAGAATATTATACAACCACAATTCGTTGTGCAACCTATCACTTTCCTCACCACAGAACAGTTCAGTATGATAGACAAGCAAAAGACCCTGTTCAAGCGGGATTAGAGTCTTTTTGGAGAAGTATTTTATCGACTCGTAGTAAAAAAAGAAAGTATCAACTTCATCGTGGAATAACTTTCGGTGAGACTTTTAATCATGTAGTTATGATTAATAGTTGTCCTGTTGTTTTATCAAGAGAAGGGATTCGTTATCATCTAAACGGTAAATCATATAGTTTATCAACAATATGTTCAGCGTTAGCAAGATTAACATACAAATCTTGTTTTGAAGATAATCCTGAAGTATTGCTATCAAGTCTTTATACTACTCTAAACTTGCCGGAAAATGTCAAGTATTGTTTAGAAAATCGTGCGCCTTTTCATTTCATGGAGAATTATGAAAGAGTTGATGTTAGACTCAATGTAATGCAAATCGGTGATAAAATGATGGCTATGGAAATAAGTGACGGTATTTGGGGAGAATTGACTGTCAAAGAACTCGACACTTATTGTAACTTTTATTTGCATGGCAAATCAAGAGGTTCTTGGAAAAGATTAGCACCCAAAACATTATATGAACGCTTGATGGGTAAGAAACCATCCGAGTCGGAATTGAAAGTTATGATAGCCTTTTTGAAGCAAAATAGAATGAGCGATATTGTTGAAGATAGAGCATTACAATTAGTTTCTGAAATGCTAGAATCTAATAAGGGAAGATTAGCGGCTCATTATAATGATGATAATGAATTAGAGTTTATGTTAATTAGAGGTAAAGATTACGATTGGAAACTTACTAATAATAAATTTAAATCTGGTATTCAAATGGTTTCAACATATATTTGGCAGCCAACAGTGGAAGCAAAAGAAGTTGGTGAAGATAAAGATGGTAATAAAATATATGAGAAATACTATTCTGCACCCAAATGGCGTGGGCCGATTTGTATAGATAATATGTCTGATGGTTCACCATTAGGCGACCAATTCGCTACAAGAGCATTAGCATTATTAAATGACTCAATGACAATAAAAATAGTAAATACAATTAAGTCGTATATAACGACTGAACCGAATGAATATAGAGTTGATGAAAATGGTTTGCAATGAATGTGGATGCACAGAATATGAATACGATGAAAATATGGGAGAAAAAATCTGCAAAGATTGTGGATTAGTTCTCGTAACTGAAATGTTTGAAGAAACAGTTCATATTTTAGATACTGTTGGGAATGTTAAGCATTCCTCAGATAAAGGTAAATTAGGCTCTGTTATTGCAGGTAAAGGTTCTTATAAATTTAATAAATTTGGAAAGAACAGTGTAATGCCTAAACACATACAGAATGGACTCATGCACTGTAATATGGTATTGGCCCATGTAGCCCCTCAATTAAATCTAAATGATAGAGTTGAGGAATTATATATCAAATTACAGAATAAAGGACTATTCGGAAGAAGTGTTTATGAAGCAAGAGCAACGGCAGTGGTTTATTACGCTTTAAAAGAAAATGGAACCCCTCATTCTTTTAAAGATGTTTGTTCAGAATTTAATCCTAGTCTTAAAATAGTTAAGAGATTAGTTAGGAAAATAAACCAAGAGCATCGTAATAGTGTAAACTATACTCCAATCAATCCACAGTATCTTTTGAAGCAAACACTTCATAAGATAACAGAAGATATTGAGTTTCAAAGACAAGCAATTAAAACATTAGAGTTCTTTGAAAAGAAAGCGAATGATTATAATTTCAATAAAGGCAGGTCATATTATGCCTCTATAATTTATATTGCAGCCAATATAAATTTAAGACATGATATTACTTGTCAGAAAATTTCCGAAATAACCGGCTTTTCAAGATGGGTTATTTGGAGACAAACAAAAGCCATTCTAAATATGATTGGCTACAATAATGCAAAAGAATTAAAAGGCAAAGATATAAATAAAATAGGTGAATAAAATGGTAGGACTAAGACATATGGAAACTAGAAAACAAGTTTGTAGTTTTTGTAATAAAATAAAAGCAGTAACAATATGTGATAAATCACACAATCCGGTGTGCAGTAGTTGTGCAACAGTAGTGCCTGTATCTGAAAACATATCAAATACATTAATACAAATAGTTGCAAAAAAACACGCACCAAAAAGGCATGTGGATAAATTAGAAAAATTAGCAATTAAGAGAGGTGTTAAGTTTGACTTTTGAAAAAGAATGGAATAAGAAATGTAAAGAGATTTATACAATAGCAGTTAATCATGGCTTTTGGAAAGATACTGAAAGAAATGATGGTGAGGCTATGGCTCTCATTCACTCTGAAATTAGTGAGGCTTTAGAAGCCATGAGACATGATAATCCAACATCAAATAAGATAATGGATTTTACTAAAGTTGAAGAAGAATTAGCAGATGCAGTAATTCGTATTATGGATTATGCTTTTGGTAAAGATTTGGATATTGCAGGTGCAATTCTAGCAAAGATAGAATATAATAAAGACCGTGAATTTATGCACGGCAAAACATTTTGAGGTGAGAATATGAATATAAAGATAGTATATTATGAAAATGGAAGTCATATAGTTGAAACATATGAAAAAGCAGAAATAGAAGGAAAATTTGTTATTGGTGATGGGCCATTTAATGAATATATTGGTGTAAAAACTAAGACAGGATTTACAATGATTCCAAAAAATACAGTTATTTCTCTTGAATGTGAGGAAATACCAGAGTTCTTTTTAGCATCCTTTGAAGATATGAAAAGAAGGTATGAACAGATGAAACAAATGTTTGAAGCAGATTTACAAAGAGGCGCAGGATTTGGAGTTGGTTTTGAATGAGAAAGAGATTAACACCAATGGAAGAATTAACAACGAGAGAACTATTAATTAAAGCACTTCGCTATTTAAAAATTATAAATAGTATGGAAGCCTCTAATCCAGAATGGTATCTAAAAGAATTTAGAGGACATAAAGATTGGGAGATGGGCTTAACTACGACAATGATAGGACTAAAAAGAATTTTAGAGGAATCAACAGTATTACATTACCCAACTCCAATATATGATGTTCATGGTATTCGGACATATTCTTTTGCCTTTACAGGTGAAGATGGTATAGATTATATTTTAATTGATGAAGATATTAAAGATGACCTTGAGAATATGGAGGAAGAGTAATGAGAAAGATATTAGTTATAGGTGCAGGTGGAATTGGGTCATTTTTGATTCAATTTTTAAACAAAGTAAAATTATATGATATAACAGTGGCAGACCCCGATAAAGTTGAGGAAAAGAATATACCTTATCAGAACTTTGGTAATGGTCATATTGGACATAATAAGGCAGAAGTTATGAAAAATAATTATTACAAATCTGTTTCTAAAGCAACTCCATATCCTATTCTAACTGAAAAACAAATGCAAGGATATGATTTGGTAGTTTGTTGCGTGGATAACTTAGGAGTAAGAAGAACCTTATACAACACAAGTCTTAAATGGCTTGACCTTAGAGCGCAAGGCAGAAACGCTGCGCTTGTGTCACATAAGGCTAATCCTGAGATGTATGATATGCTTTTAGCAGGTGATGATAGAAGTTATTCTTGTCAAGGAGATTCGTGGGATGGAACAAATAAGAATGTTCATTTTATGCAAGTAGCAATTGCAGGATTAGGCGCACAATGGATTCAAAGATGGTTTAATGAAGAACAAGTAAGAGAATATATGGTGGTGAATGTATGAATAATAATGCAGATAAAAGAAGATTAACTTGGAACGGAGAAGTAATTGCTTGGATAGTAATTCAAAAATCTAAAGGTAAATCTTGGGAAAAGATAGCCAAGAGTTACAACAGAAAATATAAGCATAATACAACAGGTGGTTATCTTTATACTAAATACAGACAAACTCTTCTAACAGGTAAAGTAGTTACGCATAAAGAACATCTAACTCCTGAAGAGGAAGTATTTCTAAATGCTTGTTTCCTAAATAACTTTAGTGTTCTTAAAACTATAAATGGATTTGAAGAACAGTTTGGACAGAAGTTATCGAAAAAGCGACTTAGTGAATATCAAAAGAAGTTAGCAATACAAGGAAAGATTCAACATGAAAATATGGTGGAAAAACAAATAGAAAAGAGAGTGAATAATATGAAAAAAGGAAGATGGACAGCAAAAGAAACTAAACAATTGATGGCTTGTAAAACCCGTCAAGAAGTTTTAGCATTAGCAAGAAAACTAAAAAGAAGCGCAGGTTCGGCTGAACAAAAGTGGTATAACGCTAAGAATACAGTTAAGGTAAATAAACCAGAACCTTCGCCTAAACCACGAAAGAAAACTAAGAAGCAATCAAAGAGGACTTATTCTCCAAGATGGACTCAAGAGGAGGATTTTGATTTACTTTGTAACTTTTATGAGTTATCTATTGATGAAGCGAGAAAACGCTATAATAGAACATATAGCCAAATCGCAGGTCGCTTAGAAAAGTTGGTTGATAGCGCAAAACCTGAGCATATCTCAATGCTTATGAAGGCCGCAGAAGCCATCAAATCGAGAAAGGAAAAGGACTCAAAGCCCGTTAAACTATCTCGTAAGGAGAAGCGTATGGCTAAGAAACAGGCTAAAAAAGATAAGAAGATTGCTAAGGCTCAAGCCAAATTAGACAAGATAAGAGGTGAATAAATTGGGAAGACTGAAAGACCATTTTTTTGATGAAATAAATGATATGTATAGAGTAAATGATGAGCCAATAGAAGAACCTTCAGATGAAGAACTTGAAAGGTGGGATAGAGAACTTAATGAAGTTTTAAGACCACAAGCAGAACAATACATTTTAAATAAATATAAAGAATGTATTGATAGCGGCCATTACAGAAATGTTTGGAATACCTTTGAGTTTCATAGTGCTATTTGGTATGCTTCAACTGAAATACTACCTAAACTAGAAATTCAAGTTGTTATTGATGGTGACAATAATTGTTATGTAACAACAGGTTCAGCAGGATATGTTGAGTTTGGTATGCAACCGCCAATTGGAATGAAGTTACCGATTAAGTGTTGGATTCATACTCATCCTTTTGGTTCGGCTTATTTTAGTGGTGTGGATATTAGAACTGTCAGTATTTGGGACACAAATATGCAAAATGCTATTGTATTAGGCGGGTATAATCATTGGGGTTCTTGGACTAATAATAGTCCTAATGAATTAACTATCTATGTAAATGGAAGAGAAGATAGAATACAGAAATGGGGAAGTGAAGAAGAATGACTTGGGAAAAGGAAGTCATTAATTGGTTAACTCCGTATATTGATGATGTAACTGAATTACAATTCAACGAGAATAAGGATGCTCTTATTCTAAAGGTTGACGGAATAATGACAACAATTATTTCGATTCAAAAATTAGTCAAAACAAATACAATAAGAAAGGTGAATAAAAGATGACAAGAATGAGAACAATTAAAAACGGTTCAAGAACAGTAAGAAAATATCCTGATAGACCTATGAGTAAGGCTTCAAGATTTGTTCAAGACACAGACGATAGAGGTAAAAGTTTTCTTAGAGAAGAAAGAGTAGCAACGGTCAGTATAACTCTTGCTGAAAAGAGAAGGCAACATTTGTTAAATCACCCTAACGATAAAAACTCTAAAGGTAAACAAAAGGGTGTTTATTGGGGCAAGAAAGGATTTAGGGATAGGCAATTAACTAAATTTTACAAAGAACATATTTATACCTTTGTTGATGAAAATGATTTGTCAAGAAAGGAATGGGTTCGTATAGCAGGTTTTAGAGGCGAAGAAGAATGAGGGCATTAGGTAATTTTGCAGCAATTAAACTAGAAAACTCAGAATCTAGTTCTGGTATTCAAGTTAAAATAGATGGGAGAGGATTAGTCCATTCTTGTCCAGCATGGCCGGAAATAGAAGGTAAAATAGTTTTATTTGATGATAGACACAGACATAATACTTACGAAGATTATGTATTTGTTCCTTTAGAAGATTTGTTGGGGGTATTAAATTGATACAATGGACTCTTAGAAAAACAATTAGTTTGATGGGTAAAGTCTATGTGTTCTTAGATTCTTTTCTAAAGAATGAAAAAGGCCCGATTCTTGGTATTGATATTGATACTGATTTTGAGAATATGTCAAGAAAAGAATTATGTCAATATGTTGAAGACAAATTCAAATGGCAACATGGTGATTTTTGGAACTTACATTCCACCCAGAAAATTAGAGTGTGTTGTCAAATAGCAAGAAATAATAAATTTAAAGGTGTTAAAAAATGACTTTATATAAAAACAGAAGAATATTAATTCCTACTAAGAATAAGCCCAAAGAAAAAACTTTTGCAGAAGAATTAAAAGAATTACATCTAAGTCTTATCTCTAATGAGGAGAAGAAGAAAAAAGTGAATTACAAAAAATTGTATGAAGACCTCAAAAAAGAATTTGAGAAACTAAAATCACAAATGGAAAACAATAACCAAACGGTTTCAGGAAATAGTAATATACAAATTTCAGCAGGTAAAGATGTAAATATAACAATAAGCGAAGGAGATAATTTTAGAGATTCAGTAAAGACAGAAGAGAGCAGGTGAAGAAGAATGATTATACATGGAAAAGAAGTTAAAGAAAAACTATTAGAAGGAATTAATTTAGTAGCAAATACAGTTAAACCAACATTAGGGCCACAAGCAAAAACAGTTATTTTGCAAGGTAATCCTCCTGTTGTAATTAATGATGGTGTAACTATTACTAAGTATATTAATCATGAAGACCCTTATGTTCAAATGGGTGTTCAAATGGTTCAAAACTTAGCAAGTAAAGCACAAGAGGGAAGTGGCGATGGAACAACAACTGCTTGTATTTTAGCACAAGCATTTTGTAATAATATTGCTAAACTCGATAATATGTCTGTTCATACATTTAATAAAGACATAGAAAGAATTAGAGAAGAAATTATTAACGCATTAGATAATCTTGCTGAACCTGTTTCTGATGATGAAATTATGAATGTTGCGACTATTGCTGCAAATAATGATTCTAATTTAGGTGAATTAATTCAAGCGGCACTTTCTAAAGTAGGCCGTGATGGAATTGTTACTGTTGAAGAATCTAATAACTATCAAACACAATTGATTCTAAGAGAAGGTATGGAAATACCCGAAGGCTATTTGAGTCATCTTATGTGTAATACTGATAGCGGTAAAGTTGAGTTTTCAAATCCTGTTGTATTAATGTCTAATAAGAACATTAGAAAGTTTAAGGATATTATGCCTTTACTTGAATATTCAGCAAGTCATAGTAGGCCACTGTTGATTCTTTGTAAAGGTATGGATGGTTCAGCACTTAATAACTTAGTTATGAATCTTCTAAATAAAACGGTGGAATGTGCAGTAGTATTAGCACCTAACTTTGGTGATGCTCAATTAGATGAGTTAAGTGATATTCAGTCTCTAATAGGAGGAAAGGTATTCGCTGAAGAAAGTAAAGATGATATTACCTTATTCACTGAAACAGATTTAGGAACTTGTTCTAAAGTTATTATTACAAAAGAAACCACTACATTTATTGGCGGTGAAGGAGATACTTCTTCAAGAATAACTTCATTGAAGGAAACTGCCGAGGAAACAAAAGGACATGAATTAGCAAGACTAAAAGCAAGAATTGCTAGATTAAAAGGCGGAGTTGCTACAATTAAGATTGGCGCATCTTCATCTATTGAAATGAGAGAAAAGAAAGAAAGACTTGATGATGCTTTGAATGCAACAAAAGCGGCTTTAGAAGAAGGTATTGTTGTTGGTGGTGGATTAGCATTAATAGAATGTATGCAACAAATAAGAAGTAATCTTCCTAAATGGTTTATAGATGGACTACAAGCACCATATATAACTCTATACGAAAATAGTAATTTAGTATGTGATAACAATGCTAATTACCCGTATGGATTTAATGCACTAACAGGTGAAACTAGTAACCTTAAAGAAGATGGAGTATTTGACCCTGTAAAGGTAACTAAGAATAGTTTACTTGCGGCTATGTCAATTGCTTCTTTGTTTTATTCAACTGATGTTGCAGTATTGTTGGAGGAATAGATATGATATGCGAAAAATGTAACGAGAATGAACATGATATGGTTTTTGATTTTACTAATGGTGGCAAGAACTCTAACGGTAAAATAGAATACATTTGTTTTGATTGTTTTAATAATCTAATGTGGAGGGTTAAAAATGCTTGATGATAAAGACATTGTGAGAATGACTATTGTTTATGCAGACGGTTCTATGACTATTCTAGTTAAGAACAAAGATGGAACTTTAAAAGTTGAAAGGAGGCAAAAGTAATGAATTGCAGAATATGTGGAATAACATTTTATCAGACTAATTATCAAATAGCGTTTGGATGCACAGTATGTTCAAAATGTTCAAGAGGTGATTTAATTGAGAAAAAAGAAAGCAATAACAGTAACTTTACCAGCACCCCATAAATCAAGAGTTATTTGTCCTATTTGTAAAGGAAACAAATGTGTTGTTTGTAATATGACAGGTGAACTAAAAATAGATGTTGCCCCGAAGATTCCAATTCAAAGGGCGCATATTATCAAGTATGTTGTTGAAAACATACATGAAGTCGCAAGAGAAATAACAAAGAAATACGGTTTAGTTCCCGAAATTAATACTTCTGAGGTAATAGAAGTTAATGGAGGCCAATATGAAGTAGTTCAAATTTCAAGTTTAGGTGGTGTTTGTTGGGTAGTCAATTGTTTAAATAAGTTAGATACACCAAGATACTTTACATCTAAACAAGAACTAGATAAGTTCAGACAGGGGTGGATGAATTGACAGATGAATTACAAGTAATTGGAACAATAGTCCGTGATGCTCTTATGGAATGTAAAATTAAAAAGGGTAAATATTGGAATATCGAAGTCTTGGATATTCGTTGGTTTAAAGATAATAAACCAACAAACAAAGGTATTCGTTTGAATATGGAAGAAGCAAAATTATTATTAAGTATATTAAGGAGAGAGATAGATGAAGAGAATTAGTGAAGTTCAAGCAAAGAAAAGTTTGAGAAGCGCAAATGAAGAAAGACAATATGGTATGGGCGCAGTTCCGAGATTTATTGTTTCGGCTGGAAAGATAATTGATTTATTTGCAGTATATGTCGAAGAACAAATGACTGTTCCACCAAAAGGCGGAAGAGGATGCAGGGTTCAAAAAGAACATATTGATTTAGCATTTGGTAAGTTTTATCAGGCCATGAGAGAGTTTATGGATGGTGAAAAGAATGAATAAATATGATGAATTAGTAAATTGGTTGCGAAACGAACACAATGAAGTGTTTAATCAATGGGAACAAATAGAAGAAGTAATGCGTCTTGAAGCAGAACAAAGGGAAAAAGCAGGCGGTGTATTAGAATGAATAATAAACTATACATGATTACAGTAAATAATAAAAAGTTTGATGAATGGGCAAAGCAGCAAAAAATAAAACTAAAGAGGCGAAAGAATGAAGCAGCATTAGAACATTTTAATGTAGGTTATAATGATTGTGTAAATGCTAATTATTTAGTTAGGGCTTCATTTGTATGTTATTGGGAAATCTATTCTAATAACGACCTTGCAAGATTAGCACCTGCTATAACCCAAGCCTCTTTTATTCATATGTTACATCGTTTTATAGAAAGAGGCGATATGGAAGAAGTAAATGTTGTTCAACAAATTATGGCTAACTTTGTAAGACTATTATCTGTATTAGATACCCCGAATAAAAATAAGGAAGTGAATGAAAATGACATGGGCGAAAATGACGAGGATGCTTGAAGCAACAGACCAATTAATTCAAACGCAACAAGTTGCATTAATATCAAGAAGTCTTGATGAATTTAAGAGTAAAGGATTGGTATTATCTTTATTAGATAAAGATAATCTTGAGGCTAATAATTTAGGATTAGCAAAAGCGAAAAAGTGGATGGCTAAAATCTTTGATGTTTTTGATGATGAAATTGATGGATTAATGGCGGCTCATAATGATTTAGGAGAAGCAATTTATTATCTTGATATTTCGGCAGAAACAGAAATAGAAGCAGGGCTTCTTAGTGTAAAAATGGCTTTAGAATCAGATTGCGGTAAATTAGATTCTCAAGCATTTAGAAATGTTGAGGCTCTTATAGAAAATATGTCAGCAAATGAAAGACGCTGGTTTATTCGATACCTTTTGAGAACACCTCGCAATGGTATTAATCAAGGAACAGTTGCAAAGATTATGGCTAGACATTATGGTAAGAAGTTATCAGAAGTAAAGAAACATTTGAATTTTAACAATGTTCATACAACTTGTTCTTATTATGATAGAGATGCTGAACCTCCGTGTAATTTAACATACGGGAAGTTTGTATCTCCTATGCTTGCTAAGGAAATACCGATGAATAAGTGGCCGAAGGACTTTGTTGTTGATTACAAATATGATGGTAACAGGTATCAAATTCATATTGACGGTAACAAAACTATGATTTTCAACCGGAAGGGAAAGATAGTAACTCATCAATTTCCCGATGTTGTTGAAATTGTTCAAGGCTATGGTGTAAAAAATGCTATTTTAGATGGTGAAATCTATCCTATCTTAGAAAATGGCGCACCTGCACCTCATAAACAAATGGGAACAAGGGTTCATTCAAAGAATATTCAAGAGGCTATGGAAAGAGTCAAGGTAAAATGGGTCATTTTTGATTGTCTTTTGCTAAATGATGAAACAATAATGGACATTTCTTATCGTGAAAGACTTGAGAAGATGAAAGATTTGCCAAATCAAGCGCACAGAATTACAGAAGGAGACATAATGGCCTTTTATCATGAGGCAATCAACGAAGGCTTTGAAGGAATCATCGTTAAAGATGCAACCGTTCCTTATGATGCTGGCAAAAGAAGTAAATCTTGGGCTAAATACAAACCTCCGCAGATAAATCTTGATGTTGTTATCCTTTCCGCTAAATACGGAGAAGGTAAAAGAGCAAGCGTTTTCGGCACTTACGAGTTAGGAGTGAAGGCTAATAATGGTTATCATTCAGTCGGTTGGTGTGGTAGTGGCTTTTCTGATTCTGATTTAGTCAGTTTAACAAATACACTAAGAAGAAATGTTGAGAAGTTTGACGGTGGACAATTCTTTGTTTCACCTGTTGTTGTTTTGGAAGTTAAAGCCGATTTAGTTTCAAGAGATGAAAAAGGCAATTTAGGTTTAAGGTTCCCTAGATGTGTCCGTATTCGTGACGATAAGTTCGTTGCAGATATTAATACCTTAGAAGATGTGGAGAGATTAGAATGACTTTAATAGTAGGTAAAAATAGTGAAATTTTAAACATAGAAGAAATGAAAAAGAATCCTCTTAAAAGACTGTTTAAACACAAGGTTGCAGTATTTAAAAATTCTTTTAAAGATATAATTAGTATTTCCGAAATGGCATCTGAAAGAAAAATAACCGGCGTTGCCATGTGGTCTAAAGATAAGAAATTTATAATTCATGATTTACTTGAGAATCATTTAGATGTTGATATTCAAGAAGTTATTGGATTAGAAAGTGACCTTGTTAGAGCAAGAGGAGAAATGACCTTTGCTCAAAATAAATTAGATAAACAAGAGTCTGAACAAAGAAAAGAAAACTTAAAACTTCAAAGTGAAGTAAATAGAATGAAAACAATAATGTTGTATTGTGCTTCTGAAATTGAAAAGGGCGCAGATACAGATTTAATCTTGGCGATTCTAAAACAAGCGAGGGATGAGTATGATTGAACAAGGAGAAATGACTATTATTGATGCTATTACATATAGATGTATTAAGATTGAAGATGACTATGCTCTTCTTAAAAACATTATACATGAACAAGGTAGGCCAAAGAAAGTTAAAAGAGAATATTGTCCATACATTAGAGATGGAGAATTAATTGTTCCAGAAAAACCTGAGTCTATTCCTTATGTTAGAAAGACAAAAATAAATGTTACTGCTTTAATTAAAGAAAATACAGATTTAGTTATTTCTAATGAAGCAAAGTATTTCTTGACTGAATGGGTTGAAACAGCAATAAGTAACTTAATTGCTAATGCCGAGCAAAATGCTATAAAGAGGGGTGACAGTCGCATAACCGCAGGCCACATATTTTGGTTAGAAACAAATAATTTACCTAAAGGTTATTGGAAAGAAAACCATGAATATATGCAGGATTGATGTTATGTTCAATGATTCAATTATACAGGATTGGATTCAAGAACATGGTATTGTATGCAGTTTTACTTTTTTAGTATATGGTATGCCCGAAGCAGAAGAAATAGATGTCATTACTCACGGATTAATTATTCAATTAAGAAATGAATTAAAAACGAATGAGATGATGGTCTTATATGACCCTATTAATGAAGATGAAGCAAGGGCTTGGAATACTTATCAAGGAACAAGTGTAGTATTTATCATAGCAGGTAATCAAACACATATAGAAAAACAAATAGAAAAAATAGTAATACAAGGATTTGAGTTTTTGAGATATAAAACCGACTACTTGGGAAAAACAACGAGTGATTCAAATGTATAGTAAAGATATGTTAATAGGAATTTTTTTATCACATGCAGGATATTATTTAATTATAGAAAAAAGAGACCTATATAAATTAGGTTATAGTTCTAAATTAAAAATAAGAATTGGTGGTAAAGAAGAGTTTCTTCAAGCAGTATGCAGAAGTTTGTTACAGCATGGAGTTGATTCTGTCATTTATCCTTCCGTAAGTCATCTTGAAATAACTTCTTTTGGTTCTATTTGTAAAGTAATGGAACTGCTACCTGATGTTCCCGATAGTAAAGATAAACTAAAACTGTTTAGAGAATTAGTAAGAATGTTCAAGAATAAAGAACACTTGACCTTAGAAGGTCTTGAAATGTTAATGGAGATAAAAGGAGTGATTTAATGGGTTTAATAAATATGAATAAGAATAGACCAATATTAATAACAGGAAAAACAGGAACCGGAAAATCAACAAAAGCCAAAACAATAACACCCGATGCTATTGTATTATATGCAAATGATATTGATTTCGATTTAGGTTCGTTTCCTGTGGAACAGGGAATCATCATTGAAGATGTTCACTACAAACCGGATAAAAATGCAATTCTATCTATATTGCGACACTATCGAGGTCAAGTAGTATTGACATCAATCAATCAAAAAAGCGTTCCCTCAGAAATAAAATCAATGTGTCAAATCAAAAGAGCAGGTTCCACTAATCATTTAAGGGATAGTATAGATATATTAGCACCGAGAAGTGAAGAACCTTTTTCCTATGAAAGAGATACATACTCATTAGTTATGGAATATCTAAAAGAAACAGATAGAGATTTAATGAGTGAAATATTATTATTCAACAAACCACCGGACACACAAATATTGTCTTGGTTAGTTGAAAATATGCACCCTAATAGACTAATCTTTGTTGATGGGGTAGTAAAGAGAAGATGGTCGCAAAAATACTTTTATGAGATGTTAGCCTATGCTCACGAAGGTAAACAATATGGCAGAGTAATTATGCCAAAAAGAAAACAGTATTCTAAACTCCCTTCTTTAGCGAGAAGATTAGGAGTAAAGAATCCAAAATTATTAATGCCTCTTCTAAAAGATGAAGAGTTTAAGACTTGGGCTAAAACTAAGTTGAATAATGCGGAATGCAGAATGCTTAAAATAGGCGAAAAAAGAACTAGAAGAAAAAAACTAGAACCACAAAATATAGAACAAACAAAATTAGGTGATTATATATGAAAAAGAAGAATGAAGAATACCATATGTTTAATGCAACAGTTACATATACAGATAATGTCGATAGCCCACAAACAATTAGCGGAAAAGCCCTATTTCCTAAAATAGGCTTGTTTCACAATTTCGTGATAATTGACTGTGGCAAGACACAAAAAGCAATTAATATGTCTTATATTATTACAATGGATATTGATTTAGACATGGAACAATACACTACTGCTGAAATAGTTCAGAATGACCGTATTCTTTCAGATAGACTAAGAGAAATAGAAATTGAAGAAAAGACTATGCAACTTAATCGAATGATTGAACAAAGAGATAGAGATGCACCGGATAATATGTATTGAGGTGTTATTTTGAGAAACAAAAGATTAATTGATAAAATGAAATCAGTATTAGGTAATGAAGAACTTAGTAGTGATGAGATTATTGACCGTCTTAAAGAAGATGGATATAATAGAAGAGGCCGTAGTTTTACTAAATTACAAATCTCAGTAATTCTGTCAAAGAATAAAAACTTTGAAAGAGTTAATGCAAAAGGCGAATTAGCAGTATGGAGGAATAGAAATGTTATGGACTGAAAAGTATAGACCTAGTAATATAAATGATATAATTGGACAACCTCATTTTGTAATGGATGCAAAAACATGGATAGAAGAGAATAATATGCCTAATGTTTTATTATACGGAAATCCCGGAAATGGTAAAACAGGCGCAGGTATTGTTCTCGCTAAAGAAATATTAAAGGATGAGTTTAAGAATAACTTTATTGAGATAAACGCATCTGATGATAGAAGGCTTGAAACCGTTAGAACAACCATTAAACAAGCGGCTCAATCAAAAGGTATTGGTGATATACCATTCAAAGTTTGTCTATTAGATGAAATGGATGGTATGACTACTGATTCACAAAATGCATTGAAGCGAATAATGGAAAGATATGCTAACAATATAAGATTTATTATTACTTGTAATGATAGAAATAAGATTATTTTTGCACTTCAAAGTCGTTGTGCGAACTATCATTTTCAACCACTGAACAATGAATCAGTATTGCAAGTATTACAATCTATTCTTAATCGTGAAGGAATAACTCGATTTACTCAAGAAGAATTAGACCCCTTTATATACTCCGTCAATGGTGATATGCGGAGGGCAATAACAGAATTACAAGCGGCAAAAGCAGGTAATTTGACTCTCAAAAAACAAATGGAGACTTCACTTGAAGAATACAATACGATAATTAATCAAATACTAAATAAAAATAACAATGTTTTAGGTGAACTACATGCACTTCTTTATCAAGGCCGAACAGTTAGAGAAATCTGTATCGGATTGCATGATGCTATTATTTCAGCCGAAGGCTTAGATAATACTATTAAGTTTAAGTTCCTTAGAACATTAGGAGAAAGCGAATGGCGTTCCACTACAATGACCCCAAAGGTTCTGTTATCATGGATGGTTGGGCAATTGTTGTAGGAAATTAAATAAAAGAGGCGAAAAAATATGAATGAAGATATAAAGGCTGAAATTGAAAACAGTATTCAATACATTGGTATGAATATGGAAGAAGCGATGAATAAGTTTAATGAAATTTGTTCTGAAAATGGAATAGAACCCAGCAATCCTATTGCTAAGGGTCTTTGGCGAAACTATGTGGCAAACACAAGAAGGGCTAATAGTAGTGATGGTGAAAAGAAAGAAGGTAATGATTCTTTTTACAAGTCTGCTTTTGGTTTCTTTGTTTCTTTAGATGCACCGAGAGATATGATGGCTTGGAACAGAATGAAGGCAAAAGAAGAATATTTGCGTAATGAGCAAAATGCACTTGAAAAAGGTATTGTTGCAGTAGCAACTGAAAATGCTTTAGGAAAGTGGATTATTTCTCGTTATCATAATGGTGAATATAGAGAAGCAACTAGAGATACACTACCGGATGGTGCAGAAACATTAGAAGATGGAAGAATCTTTATTCCATTGGATAGTGCTATGACTTACATGAATGGAGGTAAAAACGATAATTACGGTAGGCCACTTCCTTCTGAGCAAATGCGAAGAAGCGGAGTATTCTATGGTAAATTAGGAAATGGTGAAATGAGAAGTTATTACTTCTCATACAAGAATCAAGGCGGTGTGGACTTTGCACCTAATACTTTTGAATGGGTTCATTTCCTATGTGTTGAAGGTTCTAATGGAACAGACATTTATGGTGCTACTGATTTAACAGTGAGTAGTCTAACTCTAAATAGTGACCTAGACCCTGAAAACTCTCTATATCAAGATATGTCAAGTTTTGACTTTGAGGACTGTCTAAGACTAAATTACAATAGTCATTTGGTTCCATTGGTTGAAATGGATAAAGCACATATTGAGCGTCAAAGTGCGCCAACGAAGGAGAGATTTATTGTTACTGATGGAACAGTTTGTAATATGAATATGACTCCAACTAAGAACGGTAATAGGATTATCAACATTACAGATTTAAATGCTGAATTGGATTATGAAAATGATTCGGGTATGATAACTTGTTGGATTCCAGCACACTTAACACTTGACTTTGGTATTGGTTCTTCTGTAATTATTGTAGGAAGAACAAGTCAAAGAATTGTTGATGGTGTTGCTGAACCTGTAACAATTAATACTTCAGGATTGTTTTGTGTAATTAAGCATGGTTCTGCGGTTGAAACATCTCAACCTGTCGAAGAAGATTTCGATTGGTTTTGAAGCGTAACTCCACTTGGGGCGTTAGTGTAAGCATAAACTATTTGGAGAAATTGATGCTCAAATGGGTGCGAAGCCCAACTCCATTAGGAGGGTAAAAAATGATAATTAAACAAAAAAGATATTTAATAAAAAAGAACAGTTATATTATAGATTTGTTTTCAGTCGATTTTATAACTTGGAAAGAAAATGAAAACGAAGAAGGGACTTATTGGACTAAATTGCATATTGGAACTAAAGAAGTTAGATATGTATGTCGAGATGTTTTTGAACTCAAGAGAATAATAGAAACTTGGAGTGAAATACACGGACAAAGTATTATGGTAAGTCAAGAAGAATTAACGGAGGAATACGAATGGGATTAACTAGTAATGTAAATAATGATTTGAATAAATCAATTGAAGATAAAAAGAAAACCGATTTTGGTAAGCAACAGGATGAATTTAATTTAGACCTTGAGCGACAACAAGAAAGGAAGAGAAAAGAAAAGAAAAGCAGAATGGTTTTAGGTATTTGGGGTGAACCAAAAACAGGCAAAACAGGAATTGCTTTAGATTTTCCAGATAGACAAATATATGTTTTAGATTGGGATAGTGGCGTTGAATCCACTTGGATTGAGTGCTATGATGCTACCGATAGAATCGTAGTATATGACCCAATAGTTGTTGATAAAGATAATAAGATAGATATTAAGAAATCTGAACTAAACTCACACAACTTTGTTAGGCATGTTAGAGGCAAAATAGAAGAAGGGGAAAAACCTATCTTTGTTCTTGATGGTGTCGATACTTGGTTTGATAAGTGTATTTACAAAGTAAATCCTAATCCTACTGAAGTTACAAAGATGATGCCTTATCAATATGGTTCAAGAAATAAAACATTTTACTTCTTGCTTGAGGCTATCTTTAACCTAAGATGTGATATAATCTATATTACTCACGAAACAGAAAAATATGTTGACAATGTTCCTGTTGGTGTTCAACCTGCATGGAGGGATTGGGGCGGTAAATTAGAACAAGAAATCTATTGTGAAAAGAAAAGAATAAAGGGAGATATTGTATTCAATGCTCAATTAATCGGTTCAAGAACAAATGGTAATCTTGTTGGTAAAACATGGACTATTAGAGAAGGTCAACCGCCTAATATCGTTTGGAACGGTATTCCCGAATTGCAGGAGGGTAAAATTTGAAATTTAGTATAGATAGTAAAGACCTATCAAATGCTTTAGATAGTATGCAAGTTAGAGGAAAGCATCTAACTACAAGCGGATTTGGCAATTCTAATATAGGTTCATATGTATATATGTCTCTTGAAGATAATACATTGAAGTTGTATAATGGTGACAATACTTTTATGGTTATTCTAAACCTAGAAGTAAATGGCGAAACAAATGGTTCAACAATTGTTGATTCAGGTTTGCTAATCAAATACTTGAAAACCTGTGATGGAGATATTGAAATTAATGTTGGTGATTTTGTTTCTGTTGTTAGTCCTAACAAGAATAGAAACATGCCAAGAGTAATTCAGCATCCAAGTATGGAGGCTATTACTAACATTAAAAATATGATTAGTCATATAAACTATGAAGCACAACCAAATACTCTATTTAATTTTGGAAAGGCTTCGTTTGAAGGTAGTTTTTCATTAACTCAAAATAATTTCAAGGATGCAATTAAGAGTTGTGAACTAATCAATAGCGGCATTTATACATTAAATTATAATGAACAGGTAGTTATTTCTAGCAGAAGCGCACATAACGATAGTTACAAAGAAACTGTAAATACAGTATTTACTCATGGAGAACCTGCTACAATTGATTTTAGCGGGCCTCTCTATGCGTTCTTTGAGAATGGACAAATGCTTAACTTTTACATGAAAGATGAGTTTCCTCTTTTAATTGTAGCAAGTGATAGACTACTAATCAAAGCACCTTATGTTAATGGGGTATAATAATGATTATTAATAAATATAGTGATGGTAAAAGAATATTCAAAGCATGGAGAGAAGATGGTGAAAGAATTATAGAAACCGTTGAATATACTCCATACTTTTTTATTCTTGATAGCGAAGAAGAAGTTCGTGATTATAAACCTAGTAAATACATTACTAGACAATTTAATTATGAAGAAGGAGATTGGTTTAATCTTAATGGTGAGAAACTAAAGAAAGTATATGTTGATTCTTCTGAAGATATAAAGTATGCTAAGGATATATTCAGCCAAACATTTGAGGCAGATGTTCCTTTACATTTTAGATACTGTGTTGATGAATTACATGAAATGCCCGAATACAATATGCGTAAATGGTATTGGGATATGGAATGGCAACAAGGCGGAGAATATCACGATTGTATTACAACTATTGTAGCATATGATAATTATGATGAAGAATACTATCAATGGGTATGGTTTCCTAATCAAGAACCATATAACGGATTCAAAATGTCGACTGAAAAGATTGCTCATGTGTCTGTTTTTAATTCTGAAAAAGAAATGCTTGAAAACTTTATGACAACAATGATTGTAAAAGACCCCGATATGTTAATTGCTTGGTTCGGTAACTTTGCGGATATTCCTAAGTTATTAGAACGGGCTTGTGCCGTTGGTTTGAATCCCCTCGTAATGTCGCCTATTGGCACGATTAAAGGCGTTAGAAAGGTCAAGAATGGCTTTACTTTTGCCTATGCTGAAAATGGGTTCAGTCCTATTGAACAGCCCATAGGGGGCCGCATAACCCTCAATTTAGACCTTGCTTTTGAGCGACAATGGAATGATTCTCAAAGGGGAACGCTACCTTCTATGTCTTTAGACTATATTGGTGAAACAGTTCTTAATGAAAAGAAATTAGTGTCAGAAAAATTTCCAGACACAAATGAGTTTTATAGAAGAGCATGGTTAGAAGATACACAAACATATCTTGATTATGCAATAAAAGATGTTGAATTAATTGTAAAGATTGATGAAACCAATTATTGTAGCGAAGCAATTCTTTCTTTGCAAAGATTACTAAAAGCACCATTTGATGCTTGTTTTTATGCAAGTCATATGGGTTCCATTTACTTTATGCGTAATGCTGAATGGAAAGCACCAACAGGTAATAAGAATGAAGAAAGAAGAGAATATGATGGGGCTATGATTTATGACCCATTAAGTGAACAAACTCAGGGATTACATCTTAATGTAGCAGCATTTGATTATGCAGGTCTATATCCTGCTATGATGATTTCTCGCAATATTTCATGGGAAACTAAATCATCTGAACCAACTGAGTTTAGAGTAAATATTAGAACACCTAGAGATTTTAGCGAAGTAACTCATGAAGAAATGCTTTATTATAAAACTGATAAATTGGGTTTATTACCTAGAGCCGTTCTTGAACTCAAAGAATTGCGAAACGAATATAAGCGTCTTATGCGAGAAGCGAGAGAGGCGGATAATGATAGTGAGTTTATTAAATGGCATAACAATCAAATGGCGGTAAAACGATTAATGGCTTCATTTTACGGCATTGTTGCTTATCAAGGCTTTGGATGGGCTGATATTGATTTAGCCGCAAGTATAACTGCAAGTGCAAGAGAAGCGATTAGATTAGCGGCATTTAAGGCAAAGGAGATGGAAGAATGATTAACTTTGACGAAACAATAACAACCTTTTCGCCTAAATGTTCTTATTGTAACATTGTTCACCAAAAAGGATATTGGCATTGGACTCATGCTTTAATTTATAATGAAGAAACAAAAAAAATATTTTGTAAATGTAAGGAGATGAAAGAATGAGATGTGGTAAAGTAATTTACCCTAATGCTTCTTTAGCAAGAAAATACCAAAAGAAAGCAAAAGATTTAGAAAATGTGGAATTGAATTTCTATTATTGTGAGTTTTGTAAAGGATTTCACTTAACTAAAATGTCTAAAAGAGCGCAACAATGTTATATTAAAAATATTAGATTTGCAATGAAAAATAAAATAAAAAAGGAGATGAAAGAATGAAATGTATATCATGTAAAGATGGAGAAATGGTTATGTCTAAATACAAAAAGACTAACTATAAATATAGTAATGCGAATAAAGAATATGCAGTATTAATCTGCAATAAATGTGGACATAAGGAGGTATTTGATTGAATACTCATATGAGAAGATGGGTCAAGGAAGCGGTATTAGAAATGGATGGAGATTTTACTGCAAAAATGATACTTGAAAAAATAGTTGAAAAAAGAGGAACAAGTCCTTATGTTGGTAGTGTTACAGGAATAGGATGGTTTCTAAATAAACATTGTGATGATATTGCACAAGTTTGTGCAGGTCATTCTTCAAAAGTATATAGGAGGATTAAAAATGATGACTAAATATGTAACAGTTAAAGTATCGTATGATACAGAAGAAACTTGGAATATAACTTTACAAGAAGTAAAGGAATTATTTCAAATGATGAATAACTTGAAGCGTCATGCTATCATTATTGATATTGAACAAGGTGTTAATCGTGATGATGGACAGGACTAATGAGTTATTAGAAGAATTGCTGGCTATGATAGCAAGGTCAAATAGGATATTAATGATGGTAAATATCGTGAACATAGCAACCATTATAACAATAGTAACGGTGATAGTATGAATAGTTATGAATTAGAGAAATTAAATAAAGAAATAGAAAGACTAACAATGGAGAATGAAGCGTTGGTGGACAGAATAGAAAGGCTACAAGAAAGAATAGCGAACTTAGAGGAAATAATTGAAGATAATGTTTATACTGAAGGTTATGGCGATATGTATGTTGTAGCAAAAGCGGTTCACGAAATGCAAAGGGAACTTAAAGAATTGCATCCTGACATATTTTTTAGTAATTTAGTATATGCGCCCGATAAGGTGGGGATGAAATGAAAGTAGTTTATGGGCATACAGATTCAATCTATGTTCAGATTGATTCAGTCGAAAAGGCTCAAACTGCTATCAAAGAAATAGAAGCAAGTGTTAGAGAACATTTTCCTAATGTTCTAGGTTTAGATGAACACCCTGTTCAGTTAGAGTTTGAAAAGTATTTTTCTGCTTTAGGAGTTGGGACTGTAAGAAATAGAAATGCAGGGCTAGTATCTTGGGAGGATGGGGTTTGGTTAGATAAACCGAAATTCACTATGACGGGATTTACTGCTAAAAGAGTTAGCGAAACTAAATTAGCAAAGGAAATCCAAACACAAGTATTGCAAATGTGGGTAAAGGAAAATACTAGAGAAACTATCAATAGTTATCTATACAAAGAATACCAAAAAGTATTGAATGGACAAATTCCTTTATCTTCTATTATTAAAAGAAGTCGTCTTAGAAAAAACAGATTTACTGTAAAATGTCCTGATTGTAAAAGAAAATATCAATTAAAGGATATTTCTAAAATGAGAGTATGTGGCGAAGGAGAAGGAAGAAATGGCATTCATAAATGCGGGACTTCAACAGAATTATTTACAACCTTAGAAGGAAAAAAACCTTCTATTGGTTCGGGAATAGCCGGAGTTATTTATGCTTGGCAAAGCAGTAATATTAATTTTGATGACTCTTATCTTTTTGTTAAAGTAAAGAGTCATAATACTTATATTAATCCTTTATCTAAAGAAAAAAGAAAGGTTGAATACTTAGCAGGTTCAACTCAATCGGATTTTAATGATTGTATTCCTGACTACAAACATTATGCTGAACAGGTAATTAAGAAGGCCGAGCCTATTTACAAGGCTATGGGATGGGAAACTTCATCCATAAGAACAGGAAAGATACAAAAAACATTGGAGGAATGGTTTTGAATATAGATGAACAATATGAAGCAAGAATAAAATCAATGAGTGACTTTACTTATCAATGGGATGCAAAGGCATATGATGACCCATCTAAACCTATTTTGAAGATAAGTAAATCTTCTTTGGGTCAATTTAATTGGTGTCCAAAAAAGTATGAATTTTCGTATATTGAAAGATTACCGCAAGACCAAACCGAAGCGATGAGAAAAGGAACCATTTTACATAACTATCGTGAAGATTTCTTTAATGAATTTGATATTAAGAAAGCACAAGGTATGAATAACTCTGAGGTTATAGCGTATTGTAACAGCCTCATGCCGATTGACGAATATTATGACTTATCCTTGACGGTGGCCGCATTTGAAGCACAACGCTTCATTACGGCTCAATCTGAAGGCAAGGTCAATGAATATTTGCCTATTGTTAATGAAGGATTATTTGACTGTGAAATAACTATTCCTAAAAATGTAAATCCTAAGTTTCCTTTGATGAGAGATTATAAAGTTAGACTTCAAGGTATTATTGATAGAATATTTATTGAAGATGGTAACTTGATTCCTTTTGAATATAAAACAGGTAGTTGGAAAGATAATAAAAGAACATCTATGCGACAAGAGATGGCATTCTATCAGTTAATGTTAGAAAATGCCACTGATGAAGTTTTGGCTAAACATGGATTAACTAGAACTATGAAAGTAACTCATTGGGGTTGGTATTATCCAGCCGCTAATCATATTACAGTTGAAGAAGTAAAGAAGAGGTCTATGACTTCAGTATTTCATAATATAGCAAAACTAATTCATGCTTATGAACAAGAAACTTTCCCTACTAAGTATTGGTATAAGACTTGTTCACATTGTTCTTATTTTGGTATTTGTGAAACTGCTCAACAAGATTCATGGTTGTGATAAAATGAAAGAATTAATAAAGAAAAAAGTATTAGCAAAGAATTGGACATTTAATGAAATATCTGATTTGACTAATACAATACAGTTTTTATCTGAAGAAGTTTGGTCTGAAATGACTATCCTTGAAAGAATAGATTTAGTAAGAGATGTTAGAATAAATGAAACCCTAGTAGGGTGGGATTTTGAACATGCTATTCGTGAAGTAGTATTAACTTCATTAAAAGGCGAGATAGCAGAAATAATTAAAAATATGTTAAGTAATGCAACAATTAATTTTGGAGGGAATAACAATGAAATATCCGAGGGAAGTTTGGGCGGGGAGTCACATAAAGAACGCCCCGCAAATGAGAAGAAAAGTCGTCTTATCGAGGAATGAATATGCTCAGTTTGTTAATGCTCAAAATAATAGAACGAATGTTTATACCACTGTATATGATTTTAACGAGTTTTCAGAAAAAGCAAAGATAGAATCTTCAGTTATCATAGACAGAATATTTCTTGATTTTGATGCACATGAAGATAATTTAGAAATGGCTTGGCGTGATGTAAAACAGGTGATGGAATTGGTAATAAATAGAAATTATTTACATACTCTTTTCTTTTCGGGAAGAGGATTTCATTTGTTTCTGTTTGGTAAACCAGCAAAAGATATGAGAAGCGTTCAAGTTTTATTTAAAGAAATAAAACAATATTTGATTTCTAAGGTAGGTAAAGAAAATACTCTTGATGATAGAGTAGGTCAAACAACAAGACTTAGAAGAGTGCCTAATACAGTAAATATGTCCTCTTCTGATAAGAATGGTAATCCTTATTATTGTGTTCCTTTAACTATTGATGACCTTTCCCTTAACACTGAAGAAATACTTGCAATAGCGCAAAGACCACGCCATATTCCCTTCAAGAAGGGCGGAAAAAATGAGGTCATATTTCCAAAAGCCCCCCCTCTAAGGGCAATCGAGGGTGATATTTCAGTGCCAAATACGGTAGGAAAACTCCCAATGTTGCCCTGTTTGCATAATGCGGTAATGACGGAGAATCCTTCGCATATAACAAGAGCATACCTTGTTTCATGGTATAGAGACTTAATATCAGGTTATCAAGATTTAACTACGCATGAAGAAAAACAGAAAACATTAGACTTAATAGTGGATGAATTAGAAAGAGTATTTGCTGATTCTGATTCAGTATGGTTAGATTGGGATAAACACACTACAAAAAAACATGCTAGATTTACAGTATTCAATAACTACAACACCCCTCATTGTGATAAATTAATTAGTGAAGGATTTTGTATAGGAAAATGTTGGAGGTTCCCAAATGTTGATAATTGATTCAAGAGAAAAATCTAAACTATCTAAATTAGTAATACAAAAAGCCAAAGCAATTCAAGTGCCTTGTGAAAAGCGTTGGATTGAAATAGGTGATTATGTATTTGATGATGTTTGTTTTGAGGCAAAATCAGCAACAGACTTTTTAGGTTCAGTAATGTCTAAAAGATTATGGACTCAATTAGATAATATGGATAGACATTACAGAACAAATGTAGTGATTATTTATGGCAGTATGGAGGAAGCAGTATTCAATGTTATTGAGAATGCACCAAGTAAAATGCCAATGGGAACAAGAAGCATAATGTTAAATAATAAATTTTTAGGCGCATTAGGAAGAATAGTTTTAGACACAGATGTTAAACCCTTTTGGGTTCCAACAGAAGAAGAAGCAGCATTAATTATAACAGGAGTAAGCAAAATAAAACCAATAACAAGAGATGTAATACAACCGCAAGTATTTAAGAGATTAACAACAGATGATTTAAGATTGGATTTACTAAGCAGTATTAAAGGAGTATCAATTAAAAAAGCAAAAGAATTAATAAAACAGTTTGGCTCTATTATGGAAATAGGAGAATGTTCTGCATACGAATTGCAAGCAATCGAAGGTATTGGTGAAACCTTAGCCAAAAGAATAATTACCACACTAAACTCTGAAGAGAAGGTGAAATTATGACTAATAAGAATATAGATAAAGAAAAGGCATTTAATACTGCCATGACAGCGCACATTGAAGATGAAGAGAAATATATGCAGGAAATACAAGAATCTGCAAATATATTTAATGAATCATTACCGTTTGTAGCAAGAGAGTTTCAGAAATCAGCCGTTCAGGTTTCTCACGGAAATGGAATACCTGCCGGAATTTGTTTCTTTACTATCTTAGGACAAGCAGTTAAAGATTTTATTATTATCCCCAATGGAAGAAATCACGAAGATACAAGAGTCCACTTTTGTTGGGTTCAAACAAGCGGAACAGGAAAATCAACATTATGGAATTTTGTTGGCCCTGTTGCCAATAGTCTTTTTGAGAAGATTAATCAAAACAATAAACATCCTCCGTTTATTAGACAAAACATACCAATGACTCGCACATTCAATACCTTTGGTGTTACTGATTATACCGATTCAGTTTTGATTGGGGGATATAGAGAAGAATTAGATGATGAAGGAGACAAACAATCCGTTAGACATGCTGGATTGTTAGAAGGTAGCGGATTAGCCCATTGGGATGAATTTGAATATTCTGGTATCTTTAGGCAAACTCAGCATCAAGAAAAAGCAATTGTTTATCTAAATACTTTAATGAACTCATTAGCAGGAGAATCATGGATTATTTCTAAAGCATTATCTTCTTATGGAGATGGCGGAGTAATGGAATGTTTCTGTGAGCGTTCAGTATTGGCTATGACTTATCCGCCAAGTAACTTAAATGAAGTTATGGCAGAAAAAGGTGTATTACAAAGAATGCTATTGTATGTTTGGAATGTTCCTGAGTTTGTTCAAGACCAAATGAGAACTGAGCAAAATAGCAAAGCAGGAACAATAGAAGAAGTTAATCAACCTATTGAAGAATTTGCTAACGCTTTATTTACTATCTATGAATTAGTTAGAGAACAATACAATGCAAAAGGAGGCAATCCTCTTCAAACTATGACATATACTGATGATTTTAGAGATGTGTTACAATTAGAATATCAAAATATGCGTAACTATTTGCAAAATACTAGACATGAAGTTTCTGCTATTGCTTCTAACTTTACAACAAGGCTAACAAAGATTTTAATTAAGTTATCTGTTCTTTGTTCTGTTGCTTCTGCACCATCTATCAAAGATAAATCTAAAAGATTCATTGTTACAGGACAAAATGTTCGTCAAGCGGCTACGATTGTCCGACAGTGTTATATGACATTGGTTGATTGGTTAGAGCGAAGCCTACGGGTGAAGAAGGCGAGTGTCGCTGAAAACTCCCTTGAACCAATGTTTATTGCGGTTTATGAGAAAATGGATAAAGATGATGAAGGATTCGTCAACAAGACTTTATTACTAACAGAAGTTAGAACAAAGGCTAAAAAATCAAGAGCGCAAATATTTAGGCATTATGAATCGGTTAGACATAAGTTTATTGAACAAAGAGAAGGCCGTTATACTTATATTAAACTAATAAGGAGTGATGAAGAATGAAATGGGAAAATACATATCTAGTATTTGAATTAGCAAAAGGCCCGAAAGTAATATGTGAAACATTAGATACCTATGGTAATGATGGGTGGGAATGTTGCTCTATGCTTGTAGTAGCAGGTTCTCAGATTTGCTGCTTTCTAAAGCGAAGAACAGACACAGATGAACCAAAAGTGGACAAAGAAGAAGAAAAGATTAGTAAACTTTGGTCTAATGCTAAGGAATGATAATATGTCAGTATTGGCTTTAGATATTGAGACTAAGAATATGTCTTATGAAATAGGAGGCTTTTCTAATACTCATATGTTTCAAGTATCAACTGTTGCTACTTGGGATGGAAATACAGGAACAGTATATGTTGATGAAGCGGTGGATTCATTTGCTAAATCAGGACATATCATTAAATCACTTAGAGATTTAAAGTATGACTTAGATGAGCATTATGAAAATGGCGGAGTATTATTGGGACATAATCTTGCGGCTTTTGACTTACCTATACTTAGGGATTCTATGGATATATTTTGTATAAATAAATATATTAAAGAACAAAAATATATTGATACTTCTAAGTCTTTGCTTAAAGCACATAAAGAAAGATTCCAATTAAAGAATCTTGTTAAATGCACTATGGATGACTTTAAGTTAATGGATAGCGCAGATGCGCCTAAGTTATGGAAAATGGGACAATATGATGAAGTAGTCGAATACTGCATGAAAGATACTCAATTAGTGTATGATTTGTGGCAGTATGGGCAAGATAATGGTTTTGTAAAAGCCTTTTCTATTGAAAAGGGAGAATATGTTGAATTGGAGGTGGATTGGTAATGACAGGCTGGGATTGGTTTGGATTAATTACTTTTATTATCATTTTGATGCTTCTATTCTTTGCGGCTTTTGGTGGCAGTAATATCACTGATGAGTCAATTGAAGAATACATGAAGCGATTGATGCAAAATGATAAGGAAGGAAAGTAATGGCATTAAAACAAAAATGTCCTTTTTGCGATAGCATGACTATTGCGAAAAGACTTCGTGGTTTTTACATGGGTTCATCTGAACAGGTGAAACTATGGGAATGTCGCAAATGCTTAGGCATTTGGTCTAATAAGACAAATTAGGGGGGGGCTTCGGCCTCCCCCTTTTTTTTTGGTTTTTTGCAAATTAACAAAATTAAATAGGCTTATTTTAAGCCATATCAGCGAAATCAGAACGCTGCTGCTACAACTTGAAATGGGAAAGTAATCGTTACATCGGGTGCTACACCATCGCTTACAGTGCAAACTGCGTCAAAATCTCCATCATATACTTGACCTGCATTTGCCGGTCTTGCGCCATTCATTGTTAAATCATTATAAGTTGAAGTATTAGTTGTTCCCGCTGAAGCAACAGAAAAACGGGTTCCTGTATCAGAGTTTTCAGTATTTTTATTAACTACCCAAGAAAAGGTATAACTTCCGCTTCCTCCACTCGGAATAACTACAAATTGTAATTCTCCCTGCACTGATGTAAAAGTAGCAACTGAACCACTTGCAGGGCCGGAACCATCTGCAATATCTTGTGTTGCGCTATTATCTGAAATCGCAGCAAATGGAACTGCACCCCCATAAAAATTAACATATATTATTGGCATATTATCATGTCCTATATCCAAATATAGTTACCTTTAATCCTTGACCTGCTCTTGATGAACCTATTTGGTCTATATCTATTATAATAATATCATCAATTTGTATATCATCATTACTTGTGTTAATTACAGCAGCAGTAGCAGCAGTTCTTGAGGTATTTTCATTAGGGTCAATAGTTAAATTAGTGCTAAGAATATCAACGGCAGTTCCCGCCCTACTTCTTCTAATTGCCACTGATATTGTGCTACCGGCAGGAGTAGTATATACTGATGCCTTTACACCTGTTATTTGAAAATCAAATGGGGCAGCGAATGTCGCTTTTACATCTCCTGTTGTTAAATCACTAGTTTCATCAGAAGCAGCAATAATAAAAGTTTCTTCTATTCCTTTTAATTGCAAAACATCTCCTGTTGTAGCAGCAGTTAATGTAGCAGTTTTATCATTTCCGCTACCATCATTTACAACAAACTTTAGAGTTTTATCGTTAACTGTATTAGTAAATGAAATATCATCAGAAGATTCAGTTATAGTTAATTCAGCGGCACTACCTACTGCTAATGATTTAATTTTTACTTGATTAATGTCACCATCAATTCTCATAGATTCAGTAGCGGAACCTCCATCATTTACCTTAAATATAATATCTTTGTCTTGTTCCTTTGCTTCTATTTCTATATCACCAGCATTACTTTT